GAGTGTTGCTCATTTGTCACTACTAAAGTAATTTCTTGTTTTGGATTCAGGTGTCGTTAACACCCATCGGCGAATCACTCGCGTATAATACAGAGGGGCTCCATCGATGTCAACCCATAAAATACCCTGGATTTACCCTGGTTAATCACGAATTGTTACAGAATGTAATACTTATCACAAAATCTTGCCAGTTGGTCGATTTCCCTTGCGTACTAAAGAAATTCGTGAGCGAGAACAAGCGAATCGCCTACCCCATGCCATTCCACCAAACGTCTAGAGCATCCCACGCTGCACAAGATGCCACGCGATAAACCACGGCCAAAACATTGCCACGCCAAGAGATTCTAGGTTTTCCCTTGCTCTTTGGAATTACCTTGCCACGCATACGAAAATGCGCTATTGATTCCTTAGACGCTAACAAAGGAAAATATCATGTTAAACCGACTCGCAAACGTACTATGGACAATAAACAATACACTTTGGACAATTGGACTCGCGCTTGCTGTGACTTACATTGTGGCAAACTACGGATTTACCTCCGACTTTGGCTTTGGAATCTACATCCCAAACCTTGGCGGATATTTCTTTGACACTACGGGAGCTCAATAATATGACACGCAAAACCATAATCCTATATCGTGGCCCCTCTTTGATAAACGGCAAACCGATTGTCGCTCTTGCGCAATCCACTAGCACAAACACAAAGACAGGCGACATGGTGCAAACCTTTGTGCTAGACGATACCGTTGACCCACTAACGGCGAGCCGTACAGGAGCCGACGAGTCTATTTGTGGCGATTGTCCACACCGTGGGACGCCTAACAATAACGCCAAAGGACAAGCGACCAATCGCTCTTGCTATGTCACGCTAGCCCATGCCCCACTAGGTAAATACAAGGCGCTCAAAAAAGGCGTATACGGTGACACGGTGGCGACACGCCAAGAAATCGTCGCCTTTGGCATGGGGCAAGGCGTTAGACTAGGGACATACGGTGACCCATGCGCCGTACCAAACCACGTTTGGGAATCTCTAATTAGTCGCGCCAAATTCCAAACGGCCTATACCCACGGCAAAACCAATCCCATGCCCGAGTCAATTATGACAAGCGCCGACAATGCCAAACAAGCGCAAGGCGCATGGGACAAAGGCGAAAGAACCTTTCGCGTTATCTCTAATGTGGCGCAATTGATCAAAGGGAAAGAGATTCTTTGCCCTGCTAGCGAAGAGGCGGGACGCAAGGCGCAATGTAATTCGTGCAGGCTATGCGGTGGCGCTAGCGTCAAAGGTAAATCCATTGCAATTGTTGCGCATGGTACAAGCAAGAACAAAGCGAAAGAGCTTGTGGGATAGCGTTTGCTTTATCGGTGGCGCTCTTTGTGGCGTCACTCAATAAACCAAACCAAACCGAAAGGAAAAACCATGAAAAACCGAATCCAAAGACACGCGCCCGATTTACCCGAATTTATCAAATTGGATCAATCACGGGATGAATCGCTAGTATTTGAGCAATATATGGGCGCAGGTCTTGCCTTAATTGTTACTACAGGCGACACGATTTTAGACCTAGTATATTTTGACAATATGAAAAACGCCTTAGAATTGCACAGCCATGCAATCTGTAGTGGCGCGGATATTTGGATTGGATTCCTATCTTGCTATAGCCTCTGCGACCCCGTGGAATTGCCCGAATATACTTTGGACGCCGAAAGAGTGATTGAGGGAATTTTAAAATGATTTATGACGTTTATTTCAACCTATCCAAAAAACTCTACTCTTTACGCCCATGTGAAGGCCCTAACAAGGGAAAGGTCATAGGACATTGCACTAGCGTTTCCATGCGTGACGTGCAATTTCGCGTGTCCGAAGCGTCACGCCAAAGAGTTTTGCGAGATAGGCAAAAGAATGTCCACGCCACGGCGCGTGGGATTGTCACACATGCGATTGGAGAAAATATCTCAATTGATAACGGGAAAGAGATAACGCCAAACCACGCCAAAGCGAAAGGAAAGCGAGTCACATATTGCCCCTACCGTTCGGGCTCTTTCCAAACCGTAGAAAATGACACGTTTGCAGATATCGAAAGCGCGGCGCAGTTACTCTTGGATACTAACGGGAATCGTTATGCTATCGATTGAACCTTGAAAAACCACGCCACAAAAACCACGCCATGATTGCGCCGATTCTTCGGCGTTTTCTTGCGTTGACCCCTACAGTGGAAAATGACCCCACCGTGGGAATTAAAGAGGTGACCCCTACAGTGGAAATTAAGACCCCCACAGTGGAAATTAAGATTGTCTGGCAGAATTTTGCCGCGACCCCCGCAGTGGAAATTAAGATCGTTCTGCCAGTGAAACGCTTGACCCCCACAGTGGAAATATGTAATGTGATTCGTAGAAGGAGACTTACAAATGTTGTTTGCAGTATATTTTGAAAACAAGAAGGATGGTCTTTCATGTATGACCGCTGTGTTTATGATGGAGGCAGATGCCAAAAACTTCATAGACAATCAACACTTCCTGTCTAATCTCAAGATCAAAGAGATTGACATCACAGCTTGGAAGCACTGGCAGAAAATTGGAGATAAACTATGGGAAAAGTAAACGCACTGTTTCAAGACGCACAGGAAGCACGGGAGGAAGCACAGATGATCTACGCAATTGCAGATGTACCGCATGAGGATTACGACAATTTTGACATGCTCAATGAGCTGTTTCACGCATTGTCACCTTATGGCTGGAAGCACAGCTCGTGGAAGAATGACACATGCCCTTCACTGCTCAAAGAAGAAAAGCACGGCAATGTCTGTCAGATATTTGTGGACTACATCAACCCTGATATGCGTGAAGACCCTGAGTGGGATTTGCTATCTTATCAAGTGTCTGATGCAGAGGGATACCTGATCTTGCAACAGGAATTTAACGATGTGGACAAGCTGATAAGCTATCTGACAAAGAAGCTAAACTAGACCCCCACAATGGAAATTAAGGAGACGTACAATGGATAAAGAGAACAACCCTGACATATACGAAGATGTGCCTGTGTTTGATCGTTACACACACATCCTGATCGAGGCAGAGGTAGAGATGATGTTTCACTGTGGTAAGGTTGAGACCTTCACAATAAGTGACATCCTGTGCTTTTGGCTGTGGGATGAAATGAGCAGAGATGCAGCAGAATATTGGGCCGTGTGGGATCACGTTGGAGCCAACTACACCTTTGACTGGATGTCTATCAAAAGCTGGACAGGATCACCAGTCAAACTCAGCCCTAAGACAGACTCGCCTATGCACTAGATACCCCCTACGGTGGAAATTAAGACCCCCCTACGATGGAAATAAGGAATACACATGACACAATTCGCAATAGCAACTGAAGCCAACGGCATCATAATGCAACTAAAATTACCCTTGATGTCGAAAGCACAGGCTGATAAACATGCAAGTACACTAAGATCACTAACTGATTCGCCTATATATGTAATCAACACTAAATCGGAGTAAGCACAATGACACTAGATACACGCATGGTAAGCATGGTACTGGCAGAGAACGCTAACGAGTTCATCACCGTTAAGTTCCTAACTAAAGACAACGAAGAGCGTACATACAATGGTCGCTTGAACGTAAAGAAATACCTTGTGGGTGGTGAACGTGGTCGTAAGGCTGCTGACGTTCTCAAGGCTCACAACCTGATCCCCATGTTCGTGGGTAAGGATGGTGAGAAGCCCAAGTATAAGAGCTTCTGTCTTGACCGTGTGCTGGCTATGAAGGCTGGCGGTCGTCACATCTTTGCTATGGGCAGTGAGATCGAATGACACCCCTTATGTGTCTTGCAGCAGCGGTCTTCTTTGAGAGCCGTAGTGAACCTCTGGAAGGACAGAGGGCCGTTGCTGAGGTCGTTATGACTAGGGTAGAATCACCCCGTTGGCCCGACGAAATCTGTGCCGTTGTCTTCCAACACAAGCAGTTCTCGTTCACCCACGATGGAAAATCTGATGATTACCGCAAGTACAACAGCAATGTCTTCGACAGACAAGCGATTGATATAGCTGAGACAATAGCTAAGTCAGTGCTAAAAGGTGATCGTATTGGCTTGACTTCTACCCACTATCATACTATCTCAGTATCACCATATTGGGCCAAAAGTTACCACCGAGATGGTCGCATTGGCACACACGTTTTTTACACAGCACCCGAAGGGAAATGAGAATGTTTAACATGACACTTGAGCAACACTTGGAAGAGATGGGTATCCGTCCCAAGTCAATCATCCGTGAGCTAGAGGAACTCCTTGATCCACGGCTGGAGTATCTGGCGAAGGGTTACTTTAATGACCCCCGCAATGGAAATAATGAGGTGCCTTTCTAATGAATACGATATGGATACTAATATGGTTTGTCGTTGTCCCTGAGCAAGGCGTAAGGTATTACCACTTGGGGACTTATGAGAATGAAACTTTCTGCAAGACTGCACTGAAGGATGCTTCGGTCATGGTCAACGACAAGCAGGAAGCAATCGAATGTATAGGAGTAACTGTAGATGATTAAAGCAACATACATAGACCACATGGGTAATGACCTGACTGTAGCTAATGCAGCACGGGTGTCATTCGGTAAGACCAGTGAGATGGAAGATGATCCTTGGGGGCCACCTAAGCTCAAGGCTAAGGATGATAAGCTCATTCGCTACCTCGCCAAGCACAAACATATCAGTCCCTTTGGGCATTGCTTCGCAAGCTTCCACGTCAAGGCTCCAATCTTTGTAGCACGGCAGCTAGTCAAGCATAAGTTCTTGAGATGGAATGAGATTAGCCGTAGGTATGTAGATGATGAGCCTGAGTTCTATGTACCTGATGTATGGCGTGGGCGGAGTGAAGATAAGAAGCAGGGGTCTGAAGGTGTTATAGGTATGTCTTATGACGAATGGCAAACTTACAAAATAACCTACACTGATGCGCAAGATATATACTTCTACCTAATGGCAAAAGGCGTAGCTCCAGAGCAAGCCCGTATGGTACTACCACAGTCAACCATGACTGAGTGGTACTGGTCAGGTAGCCTAGATGCCTTCGCTGATATGTGTAACCTGCGCTGCAAGCCTGACACACAGGCAGAGACACGAGAGGTAGCACGACAGATTGACCACAAGATGATTGAACTGTTCCCTGTATCGTGGGATGCACTAACGGAGGATGACGATGAGTGAAGTTAAGATAACTGAAATAACGGAGCATGAGGATGGCAGTGCCACACTACAGGTTGAGTGTGACCCAGAGACATTTGGAGCTATCTTTAACGTGGGCTTTGTGGCATTAGTTAAGACAGGTCTATACTGGGAGACAGACAATGATAAGACCAATGAGTGATGAAGAACGTAAGGCATCCCAAGAGCGTGATGAAAAGAATAAGTGGCGTAAGTGTGTAAGCTGTGGTAATGCAAGCAAGGATACATGGTGTGGCTTCTGTTTGGAGGAAGAGTAATGATAAACAGTGAGTGGCGAAAGTTGATAGCAGAACAAGAGAACTTTAAGGAGAACGTAATGGCAGAACATACAGCAGACATCGTGAATGAACCCAAGCATTATGCACGGTGGAAGATCGAACCCATCACATACATCATGCAGAATGGCTTTGAGTTCTGGCGTGGGAATATCATCAAGTATGCCAGTCGTGCGGGATACAAGCCCTACGAGGGAATGAGCAAGGCTCAGTGCGAGATCACAGACCTTGAAAAGGTCATTCGCTATGCCGAGATGCGTATCAATCAACTGGAGGGAAAGGATAAGTTATGACTAGAGAGGAGCTAAAGAAGATCGTGAGGACGCTAAAAAAGTGTCCGGACGTAAAAGCGGAGGAGGTCGCTTACCTTATCATGCAACGTCAGATGTATTTAGAACAGGAGCCAGAGCATGAGTTTGCCTGATGATGAAATACTGAAGATGTGCAAGAGGTTGTCTTACAAGTACAACCGAATTGATTTAAAAGATGACCTAATATCTGAAGGGGTACTAGCCATATATGAAAGGTTGGAGGTTAATCCAGATGAATACCCTGCAAGTCTGTACAGACGCGCACACAGAGCCATGCACGACTATATCAACAGGAGGTCTAGAGCGGTGCATATACCTAACTCAAGGACGGTAGAGAGCCTCTCAAAGGGCGTCGAGTATAAACATCAAAACTACTCTGAGAGGGGTAAAGAAGAACTGGCAAAAGCGTTGTCGGCTACATCTATGAGCATAGACGAAAATCTATCTTTGTCTGTAAAGGATTGCACTCAGTCTTACGAAAACCAGGAATATGTTGAGAAAGCAATGGATAAGTTGGACGACATAGAAAGGGAGATCATACAAAAGAGATACTTTGAAGGGGTATCTCAGCCAGACTTAGCTGATTTCTATGGGGTAAGCCAACAGTCAGTCTCAAGAAGGGAGGCTGCGGCACTAACTAAAATGTCACGGCTGTAACAATTCGTGAAGTGTGGAATTTAGAAAAGGGTCTATATAAGTAAGTGTAACCCTCTTAAGTTACCTCTAGAGTTACTGCGCTTCGTCGTTGTCCATTACAGAGTTACTCTGGAGTTACTCTAGAGATAACTCTTATTATTACACCGACGACGACTATAACTCTAGATTAACTTTAGTATAAGGAAGATGATATGAGTGATAAAAGCAACTTACCGTGTCCTTTTGTGTCGTGCGGTTCTTCAGATGCTTTTAGTTACAACAGCAATGGCTATGGAAAATGCCACTCCTGTAATAGTAACTACCCGTCAAGACAGAAGACGTTTGACTGGGCATCTGAGAAATACCCTACAGTACAAAACGATGGGTACTCGTTCACCCCTAAGAAGATTGAGCCGCCAATTCAACAAGACCCCAGCAGTGGAAAATATGAGAGTATGCGAGGTATTGATGAAGGGGTCATGGCGGAATATGGCGTATTGACCTACCCCGACCGTCAGGAATACATATACCCCAGCGGGGGAATTAAAGTAAGGAAGTTACCAGAGAAGGGTTTCTACGCTAAAGATGGGTTTAAGTCCGATGAGTTATTTGGGATGAACCTTTTTACCGCAGGTTGTAGTAAGATTGTAACTGTCACAGAAGGTGAGCTAGACGCTTTGTCAGTTTTCCAGATTATACAGAACAAGTTCACTAACCCTGTTGTGTCGTTGCCATCAGCTACTCCCTCAAAGAAGCTGTGGGAGAACTGTGCGGAGTGGCTTAACACCTTTGAGAAGATCGTCCTTTCTGTAGATAACGACGAAGCTGGTAACAATTTAGCAGATAACATTGCCAAGTTGTTTCCTAACAAGGTCTACCGTGTTGACCACCGAGCTTACAAAGATGCCAATGAGTTCTTACAGGCTGGTAAAGCTGATGACTTCAAACAGGCTTGGTGGAACGCTCGTAAGTACACACCTGAGAATGTGATGAACAGCACACAGGATTTCTTGTCGTTGTATAAGGATACACCTGAGCATCAGTATATACCAACAGGTATCCAAGCATTAGACGATAAGATACTTGGTCTCATGCAAGGTCACTTCACGGTAATCAAAGCACCCACAGGTATCGGCAAGACGGAGGTCATGCGTTACCTTGAGTACAACATGTTACAGAAGGGGATACCGATTGCTGCATGGCACTTAGAGGAAACTAAGCTGCGTTCTATCTTAGGCCTCGTGAGTTACGAGTGTAATGATAATCTGACACGCAGAGACTTGATTGACAGTAAGGGTGCAGAGGAACAGGTGTTGGGGGCCATCGAAAGTCTTACTAAGGATGAGAACTTCTACCAGTTCTACCTAAGTGATGGTCAAGATGCTGACGATCTTATCGACCAGATACGTTACTTTGCTGTAGCCTGTGGCGTTAAGTTTGTTTTCTTTGAGCCTATCCAAGATGTCTTGGTTGGTACGTCTGAGGATAGTAAGGAACAGATGCTGGCTGATTTATCTGTTAGGT